CAGCTTCACCTCAGAAGCAGCCGTCTGGTCGATAGCAGTGAAGATACCGAAAGGCTGCGAGCTACCAGAACCAGTGATCGTCTGAGCAGCAACCAGGTCGATGTAACCCTGGTCAAGCAGCGCACGCATCTCCTCCGCAAACGACGGATAATCCTGTCCGATCTCGAGCGAGAACGGAACAAAACCAGCAGCCTTGTAGACAGGGATCGAAGGCTGCGCGAGCGTCGGAGCATCGTCCGAAACCTGAGCAGCTTCCGCGTCATACGACCAGGAAACACCAGCCGAAGACACACCCTTCCACTCATCAGTGGTGATGGTGACAGTCCGCGCAATGTTGAGCACCGGAGCAGCAGCCGCACCGCTTGTAAGCAGGATCGTCGGGTCCACCAGTACCGGAATGCCGAACCCTCCTGCAGTGTCAGTACCCTCGCTCATCGCGCGGTACTCATTGACAGCAGCAGCTTCCTCAGCAGTCCACGCCGGCACAGTCGAAGACACAGCCTTCATGAACGCAGAGCGGTAAGCATCCGACTCAGTGATAACCATGCGACGAGCAATCTTCGACCCATCGACATTGTGCGACTGAGTGCGAAGCAGCTTGTCAACGTGGTCAGCCTGGTGCGTCGCGAGGCTCCGACCATCAGTCTCGAGCATCTTGAGCGCAGCATCCTTGAGTTCACCACGCGTCGCAGTACGCAGATCGAGCTGCTTGGGCTCCACCTGACGCATCACCTGCACCTGGTCGATGCCAGACGCACGCTCCACCACAGAAGCCTTGGCAGCAGCAATGCGAGCAGCACGCTGCTCCTGCTCCACCAGCTCCGCGGAAAGGGTCTCAAACGCGTTCAGCTTCTCGCTAAGGATCGCGTCATCCTCATCAGTGATGTTCTCAATCTCCGAAAGATCCGCGATCTGGTCGCGAAGCTCAGAGACCTTCGAACAAAGCTCATCAAGCTTCATGTGAAAATTCTCCCAAGGTCAGTCGTGCGAGAGCACGACGTTGATTCTTTGAACGCGCCGAGTGAACATCGTTCGACTCGTCGCTCATTTCAGACGCGGCCAGCTCGAGAGAGCTGGTGCCAGATGCGAGCGCACGCGCGAGCTCTGCGCGCAGCTCAGGGTCAGTGAGCGCAGTGACAATTTCTCGACTGCGAACACCAACAGAAGTCTGCTCGTATGCAGGAAAGACCACCGGCCCAACCTCATAGAGCGCAATCTCAGTGATCGTGCGTGCCAGTCCAATATCAGCAGCGCGCGACCATTTGTCATTGATGACGCGGAATCTGAAGCTCATGCCATCAATGGCACCATCTCGAATGGCATCACGCACCGGCTGGATCAACCAGTTATCAGACAGACGAGCCTTGACGCGCAGACCATGATCATCTTCCTTCAGGCTGGTGATCACACCCAATGGCATGGACCCAAGCAGAGGATGCGTCCCATGATCGAATTGCAGCACCGGCATTCGTTCCTGCAAGGTTTTGCGAAACGCGCCAGGAGCAATGCGCTCAGTGAAGACACCATCAGCAGTCTCAATCTGAGTGTCCTGGTTGAACACAGCAGCGTACCCATCGAGAGTCAAACCATCATCAGAAGGCTGTGCACGAAATTCAACGTGACGCACAAGATTGTCACGCTGAACAGCAGTGATGATTTCAGAATCTGCTTCGACAATTTCGAGCGTATTCACAGCATCAACAATACCTAAAGCAGAAGCCTCAACATCGACAGTCTCAGAGAAAACTTCTGTGCTATCTGCCATCTTCGACTCATCCATTTGCACAGCTTCAGCTTTACGTTCAAACCATGCTCGAGCAGGTTCAGGGTCCAGAGGATTGATTCCCCACAAGTAATGCGCTACTGCGCCGGCACCTGGCCACCCATCGTCATCAGGATCACTGTTCGATGGAGCCTCAAGGTCAACAGCATGACGAGCTCCCCACGCGTTTGCTCGCACAACCTTGTCAGCAGTGATCTCCCCATTGGCCATTGCTCGAGCCTCTCGAATGGTGCGCTCGACCAGACCATCACCACCAAACCCTTCAGCACGCAGCTCGAGACCTTTGGCAGCTGCAGACTGCACATACTCCGGCACACTCAAATCAACAGCACGCTGATAAGTCTCCGACAAATTCAACGCAGTCAAATGATCCTGTGCTTCAGCCTTTGAAGCATGGCACCCACCAGGAACAGTCTCACCAGTCTCAGTCTTTACGACCGCCCAACCATCACAATCAGACTGCTCGTCAGACAGGTGGTAAGGCATTACTGAGCACCAGTCGCAGGAGGCTGCAGCTGAACACTGTAAAGACCAGTGTGAGTCAACAGGCTGTAATCACCAGTGATGACAGCACGCACCGCGCTATCCGGTACAAACCCTGCACGAATCAAAGACTCAATGGTGAGAGCGCGTCGCGACTGGATCTCTGCATCATCCATCAAATCTTCCTGCAGGAAAGAGACATCAGACGCATCGAACCAGAGTCGGACACCAGTATCGACAGGTGGCACAAGAGTCTGCAATGCGCCGGCAGCAGCTCTCCACAATGGACGCATGGTGCCATCAGCAAACCTGCGTCGAGCAGCAACATAGTTACCAGCATTCAGGCTCGAGCCTGCAAGACCTTCACTGATGCCGACGATCGATGCTGGCACACCAGCAGCAGCAGCAATCCTGGTCTCACCAGCACCCTGCACAGCCTTCATAGCTAGCTGCTCGAAATTGCTGCCGACGACCTTCACATCTGCTCCACCACCAAGGTAGAGCGTTTTGAACGCGTTGCCTACACCACGATGACGCGCATCCATGGTCTCTCGAAACTTGTCGAAAGCCTCACGCGTCATCGAAGGATCGAAACTGACCACCACATTGGGAGTCGCACCATTCATCAGATACGCATTTTTGAATTTGGTGAGCTCAGTATCGACAGTCACATCTGGCATCACAGCTGCCAACCATGACTGACCGCGGAACGGATGCGACGGATCAGGAATTGGCTTGTAATGCGCGATCTGTGAAGGCTCAAAGAATGCGAGCTCGCTACCCTGCTCATCCACAAGGCTGTAACCAACCAGATCCTGACCAATCTGGTTACCAGTAAACGCGTCGCTCACAGCACCAGTCGTGATCACAATCCTGTTCGGATCGAGTCGAATGAGCTTGCCACCATCCTTGATCCAATAGCTGTTGCCATAGAGCGAAGCATCAAGCTCCATGCGCGCCAGAAGATCACCAGTCGTAGCGCCGGCCCAAGGCTGTTCCAGCAACGTCAGATCACTGGTACCAAACAGATCACCAGGATGCCCACCAGACCAACGCTGATAGATGAACCTGACTTCACTGAACACCAGCATTCGCACAGAAATGCACGCAGCAACAATTGCATTGCGCGCACCTTGCATAGCAGTGAGCTCAGAAAGGTTCCCACCAGGAACCACATACTGAATCCCATTGAACGAAAACTGCTCAAACAGTCTCTGATATTCCGGCCAACCAAGACCTGCAGCACGCGCCTCACTGTTGGACCCACTAATCAGACGCGCAAGCATCACACATTCCTTGACTCATCATCGATACTGCGCTCGAGCGCAACACCAAACAAGATCAACAGCACGCCGGCAACAACAATGCCCAACCAGAATGCCAACAACATGAAACCAAAGGTGATACCAAAACCACCTGCGAGCTCGAGCACAACAGCAACCTGACTTCTGCTCAATCCCATGAAACCCAAATCTCACTCTGCTTACTTGCTTTCACAGATGTAGCCCTATCGAAAGCAAGAGTGATAGCAACCAATGGAGAAATATCTGTGCTCGTATCACTACGAGCCCAAGACCAAGAATCACCAGACACTCTACGACGCGCAGCCGCTACAGCATCCTCCAAAGCTGGATGAATTCGGATACTGATTCTCCCATCCGAAACAGCATCAAAGAAAGACCCACAAGCATAAGCAACCTGTCGAGAAGACAATTTCTCGACTCGCACGCGTGCACCCTCGAGCGCATCAAAAAGACTGCCAGCCGGCCCATACCCATCGAGCACCACAGACGCATTCCATTTGGTAGCAAGCTCGACCATTCGATCCACCACCCAAGTCACACCAGGTCGATGCTCAACCAGCTCCACATTGCCAGACTGATCACCAACAGCAATGGCAGCAGCTGAACGCTCAGGATTCACATCCAACGCAAAAACCAGATCACCATCTGGATGCGTTGCGCTCGAGCACACCTTCTCCCAAACTGCAACAGGAAACACACGCTGCTCACTGGTCGTCCATTGGTTCAACCATGCGCGCCGGAAATCATCCTCACTCATCGTCTGACGAGCATGAAGCACAGTCTGCTCAGTGATGATGTGACCTAGCGCCGGCATTGTCGAATGCCACACCTTTGCATCATCGATATCTGCATCATCGTCAGCAGACCATTCGAAATAGGCAATACCAGAATCCTCACCATTCAACACAGCAGCACGACCAGCATCAACCTTGCGACGCAAATACACAGAAGCTTCTGTGCCAGCTGTGCTCACAGTCAGAATCTGAGCAGCAGCACGCGTGGCCATAGCCGGCAACAAAGCCTGCTCGCGCCGATCATCTGTGTCAGCAAAAGCCTCATCGATCACACCAAGATCGATAGTCCTACCGTGACCAGCAGCCTCAGTCGAAGCAAGCACATCAATCCTGCTCCCATTCTTGAAGACAATTGCTTCAGTGCCGGCACCACGAAACACTCTGTCGATGGCAGGTCGCAATGGGCTAGCCAACAGCATTGGAGCCTGGTCATCACACAGCTTGCGCCGCGCATCCCAACCGGTCTGAGCAGTGAACGCAATCTTCTGTGGAGTCGCCCACCTGAGAGCACGCTGCAGCTCCCATCCCAAAACCAACGTGGTCTTGCCAGACTGCCTAGGCACCGTCACCACAATCTCACGGTAGACAGGAAGACCAGTCGCAGGATCGAGCTCCAAACCAACATCAGCAACCAGACGTTGCCATGGCATCAAAGGCTGACCAAGCTGCTTCGCAATAGCAGCAATCTCATGGCCAAGGGTCTCGCGCTCAGGGTTTCTTTTCGTCGCGAATCTCGCTCGACAAAGACTCAAGAAGCTTTCCGAAGTCATCAGTGCCATCACTGCCAATCTGTCTCAGAGACTCCAACGCAGCTCGATACTCTCTCCACAAAGATGCGTTGCCAGGATCGGCATCGACAGCATCCGCGAGAGCTCGAGCTGCAGCTACCCTCGCAGAATCAATCTGCTCGAGCCTGCCAAGCTGCTCGAGCGCACCAACAGTTTCTTCAACAGCAGACCTGTTCCGACCATGCACAGGAGCCTTCGCTCCGCGTTTCGCAGGAGCCTTCCTAGGTGCAGGTTTCTTCTCAACCATTCGACAATCCCAACAATGCATCGATCAAAGGCTGCAGATCAGCAAGGTCAATGACTCTACTGAAAGCCTTACCAGTCACAGTCAGATAACGACCATTGCCATAAATCTCGACCTGGCCACCATCGACCTTCAACCTACGTCCAGTCGCAAGCCTCCCCAATCCCCAAATGTGGAGACCATCACCACCAGGAGAAACCTCAACGTAGGTAGCCGGTACCAGCTCGAGCACAGGTCGCACCCAATCCACAGGCTCACCATCGATCAGACAATGATCGAGATCGATGCACACAATCCCATCACCATTGAGCACAAACCCTGCGCCGGCACCAGTGCTCGAGGATGACGCATCAGCAAAGGTCGTCCAGGTGCGCTCATCAGTCGAGCTCGCAGGCTGACCATTGACCATCAATGGCACCTTGGTCGATGAGTAACGAATCCATCGATCACGCTCGAGCAGCTGGACTGGCAGACGAGCCTCGAGGCTGCTCGAGCTCGAGGCTGCTCGAGCAGCTCGATGTGCTGCGACTCTGCACCTGGTCGAGCAGTAGCGCGCGTCGATGCGCGCGCATGGGTGGAGAGAGCTCGAGCAAAGGCTGCAGGTTCGACGCATGAGCGACAGCATAGCGCCGGCGCACCCACCTGGTGTAACGGATACTGCGCTCTGACCAGCACCAATCCAGCATTCGCACGCATAGTGCATCGGATGGCTAGTATCCAGGTGCAGCCTCGAAACGGATTTGCAGCAGAGCGCAACACAGAGGCTCTGGTCGAGCGTTTCGGAGCTGTACGGAAAAAGAC